GTGCTACTCCATTTAGCCAGTAAACTACTTACTTTAAGGAGTAATTTATGGCTGATGCCGTAGTAACACAAACAATCCAAGATGGTGGTCGTCAGGCAATCATCAAGACGACTGTGGTTATTGGCGCGGGGGCACCACCCCCTCCTCAAGAAGTTACCTTGGTGGACGTTTCAGCGTTAGCGGTTGACCCCGTTACTAGGCAGATATGCACAGGAGTCACCCTTCAAAAAGTGACTTTTGCCAGTGTAGGCGCTGCTGTAGAACTACAGTGGAATGCCACTACAAACGTGCTTATCTTTGATTTCCCTAGGAACTGGACTGAGCAGTACGACTTCTCTGACTTTGGTATACCCAATAACTCTGGGGCTGGTAAGAACGGGGACATCGTGGCGCTTTCACAGGCTAATGCGACAACCCCCTTAGTGCCGGGTGACACGTACACGTTCATTCTTACGGTAACCAAGAGCTATGCCAGCGTCTAAAGACCCAAGGCTTGCTAGGATAGGGGTATCTGGGTACAACAAACCCAAGCGTACCCCTAGCCACCCTAAGAAAAGCCATGTGGTTGTGGCGAAGTGCGCGGATGGGTCTATTAAAACCATACGTTTTGGGGAGCAAGGCGCAAGTACAGCAGGCAAACCCAAGGCGGGTGAGTCAGCTAAGATGAAGGCTAAACGTAAGTCGTTTAAAGCTAGACACGGTAAGAACATAGCAAAAGGTAGGTGTTCCGCCGCGTACTGGGCTGATAAGGTTAAGTGGTAATGCCGAGCAAAAGTAAAGCACAGCACAAGTTAATGGCGGCAGTAGCGAATAACCCTAAGTTCGCCAAGAAAGCGGGCATCCCGCAAAACGTAGGAGCAGACTACATGAAGGCTGACAAAAAAGTTAAGAAGTACAACAGGGGCGGAGTAATGGCCCATGATAAGAAAGAATTACGCAATCTTTCTGACGAGGACTATCGCATCAGAAATAGAAGTGGTAGTAACACTGCGGCTGAAAGAAGGCGTATAGACGGTGAGCGTAGTTACTTGCGTAACCAAGAATCAAGCTACAACATGGGCGGAAAAATAGAAAAATATCAAGCAGGCGGTATGCCCAAAAGCCGTGATGGAATGTGCTCACAAGGTCAAACTAGAGCAGTTGGACAAACCGGAACTAGATCGTAAACCATTAATATTTCAGGAGAAATACTATGTCAGATGCACCAGTTAAATTGTTCGATAAAGTAGAGCAGGAAAAGAAAAGAGCTGCCGCTAAGAAAAAAGCTAAGTAGTGACTACTTCCGGCGTTGCTACGTTCAACATGGAATTCACGGAAATTGCCGAGGAAGCGTTTGAGCGTGCCGGAAGAGAACTTCACTCAGGGTATGATTTAAAGACTGCTAGGCGGTCAATGAATCTATTGACCATTGAGTGGGCTAATCGTGGGATTAACATGTGGACTATAGATGAGGGGTTTATAAACCTTGTCCAAGGCACATCTACTTATGATTTACCCGCTGCTACCATTGATTTAATTGAGCAAGTTATAAGAACAGGGGCTGGAAGCACTACTTTGCAATCTGACCTTAACCTCTCTCGGATTAGTGTCTCTACCTACTCGTCAGTGCCCAACAAGCTTACCCAAGGTCGCCCTATCCAAGTATGGGTAGACAGGCTAAGAGATAACCCTACCGTGACTGTATGGCCTGTACCGGATAGAGGGACTGCTATCGCTCCTTACTACATACTGAGGTACTGGAGACTACGCCGTATAGAAAACGCTGGGGCGGGAATAGAGACTCCAGATATGAACTTTAGGTTTTTCCCTGCGCTTGTGTCTGGATTGGCTTATTACATTGCTACTAAAATACCAGAGCTTTTTCCGCGTGTGGAAATGTTAAAGTCACAGTACGAAGAACAATATGCTCTGGCAGCAGGAGAAGACAGAGAGAAAGCCTCTATTAGTTTAGTTCCTCGTATCTACGGGATAAGCTAAAGATGAGTGAACGGTTTGCGTCAGGCCAAAAGGCAATTGCTGAATGTGATGTGTGCGGGTTTCAGTACAGATTGCGTGAGCTACGGCCTTTGGTTGTGAAAATGGTTGTTACTGGGATAAAAGCTTGTCCTGAGTGTTGGAACCCTGATCAGCCGCAGTTAATGCTGGGCATGTTCCCTGTAAGCGACCCGCAAGCAATACGCGACCCAAGACCTGACTTTACGGGGTATCCCCAGAGTCGGGCACGAATACAGCCCGTGGACCCACTTTTTGCTTTTGGGCACATAGGGTATGTCACTATAGTAATTACTTAGGAGACTAAGATGGATAAGATTAAAGTTAAGAAGTGGCCCGGTATTAAAAAGTACAGTCCCGGAACTACAGTTAACTCCCCAGAACAATCTTCTGGCACGGTAAAAACCAGTGGTATAAAGATACGTGGGGTAGGTGCTGCCACCAAAGGTATTATTGCTCGTGGGCCAATGGCGTAAGGGGTAGTAGGTGACTTACACCGAACTTATAGCCAATATACAAGACATCTGCGAACAAACGTTCACAGCAGATCAACTTGCTATGTTTACGCAACAAGCCGAGCAGCTTATCTTTGCAGCGGTAGACTTGCCTGCGCTAAGAAAAAATCAAACTGGCACTACCACGCTAAACAACAAGTATCTTACGATGCCGAGCAACATGTTGTACGTGTACTCGTTGGCCGTTATAGATGCGAATAATGAATATCATTACTTATTAAACAAAGATGTAAGCTTTATACGCGAGGCTTACCCGGTAGCGGCAACAGCTGGATTGCCTATGCACTACGGCATTTTCGGAGATGGCACGTTTATACTAGGCCCAACACCAGACGCAGCTTATGCCTCAGAAATTCATTTTGCTAAATACCCTGCTTCTATTGTTACAGCGGGCACGACATGGTTGGGTATTGAGTTCGATTCCGCATTGCTTAACGGTGCTTTAGTACAGGCTATACGGTTTCAAAAAGGCGAAGGTGACATGGTTGCTATGTACGATAAAATGTATATGGATGCCATATCACTACTTAAAAATCTGGGAGCAGGTCGACTAGAAACAGATACTTTCCGCAGTGGAGTGGTTAGAATACCTCCGCAATAAGCACAGGATAAATTATGTTAAGCACAGCAGGTGGAATGGAAGTAGGGGTAGTAAAGGTAGGCACTATGTCGGGACGGGGTTTTACCCCTGAAGAGATAGCGGAACAGGCGTTGGATCAAATTATCTCTATCGGTAATAACTCACATCCAGTTATACAAGCCCAAGCAGAAGCATTTAGGACAGAGATTGGGGGCGTGTTACTTGCGTATTTAAAACAAGCAGTGGCTTCACATAACACCACACTAACCAACCGTTTTTTGGATGCAGGACATCCAGAATTAGTTAAATTATTAGAGGTATAAAATGGCTATTACAATCGCAACGGCAATGCCGACATCGTTCAAGGTAGAACTTCTTAAAGGTCTGCATAATTTCACTGCTGGAAGTACTCGGTTCAAGATGGCGCTTTTTACAGCTATCGCTTCAGGGAGCGGGACGTATGGCGCTGCAACCACTAATTATTCTCAGATGGGTGCAGATGAGCTTGCTACTGCCACAGGGTACACCAGACCGGGCCAGTTGCTAACGTCTGTTACACCCGTTGCTGATGGCACTACAGCAATCTTAGATTTCACCAACGAAACGTGGGGGTCATCTACTTTCACCACTTGCGGCGGTTTAATTTACGACACTGGAGATTCTGATTCTGCTTGTGCGGTGTTGAGCTTCGGCGGTGACCAGACAGTATCTTCAGGTGACTTTCAGATTCAATTCCCTGCCGCTGCGGCGGCAACCGCGATTATCCGTATCGCTTAGTAGGTACTTATTGTGAGCGGATGGGGTCAACGCCCTTGGGGGTTTAACAGGTGGGGCGGTATTACCGCCAAAATTGTACACCTCGGTGCAACTTGGGGTGCCCGTGGGTGGGGTGAAGAAGCGTGGGGCGCTAACGGTATATCCGCAGTTGGTACGGGTATAGTTGCGGGGGTCACTACAGACTTCGGCTCGATTGTTATCCCTACTGGAGTTGCAGCTACTGGCACGGTAAGCTCTGTAACAGCCACTTTTGGTGGGTCCGTTACACCCACAGGGGTAACAGCTACAGGCGCAGTGGGGGTAACTGGCAACGTATCAAGCTTTGCGATTACTGGCGTACAAGGCGTAGGCCAAATAAACAGTGTTAGTACGAACACCAGCGATTCAGTTGTACCCAACGGCGTTGTAGCTACTGGGGCAGTGGGAACAGTTACTTTTAGTGTAGGTACTGTGGTAAGTGTTACCGGAGTAGTAGGCACAGGGGCCATTGGCACAGTAACTCCAGCTTATGCCAGAAATGTCGCCGTCACTGGTGTAGCCGGAACAGGCACAGTCCAAGCAGTAACCCCTACAGTTATATTTACGGTAGTTGGGGTGGCAGGAACAGGTGCAGTAGGCAGCGTAACAAACACTCGTAGCGCAAATGTCTACCCTATAGGCGTAGTAGGAACAGGTGCGGTAGGGACAATCATAAGAGGTGGTTGGACTACAATAGATGCTTCACAAACCCCTAATTGGGTAGATATTAACTTAGCAGCATAGGACAAAATCATGGCAACTTATGTAAATAACTTAAGACTCAAAGAAATTACCACAGGTGACGAGGATGGAACTTGGGGCACTAGCACCAACACTAACCTTGAGCTAGTCACGGACGGTTTTAGCTACGGCACTAAGCAGATGGCTGCTGATGCTAACGAAACCTTCACTATGCCTGACGCTACGGCTGACGCTACTCGCGGGTTCTATTTAAAAATTACTTCAGCGGTGTCGCTAACAGGTACTCGTGAAATAACGCTCGGACCTAACACCGTCTCTAAAGTGTGGATGATTG